GCATCGTTGTCCGTTCGACCTGATCTGTGTGCATCGGGTGTTACGTGGAGGGATAACTTCTTTACGAGCATGTCGTTTGCAGGTCGTATGACCATCACGTGATCTATTTTTACAGGCTGAGCCTGCGGAAGTGAGCGCTTGACAACGCTCCATTCTATATTTCAGGGGGGGGAAGTCTATTGTTCTCACCGAAACAAATCCGTTTTTGAAAGTTGGCGGTTTTATGTTCGTCTATAGTAAACATGAAGGGGCTGTTCGCTGTCGGATTACTTTTCTTACTTACCTTTGTTATCGAAAAGACCACAAACCTAAAACCTACTATTGACTATGCCAATAAGTTTGAATACATACCTATACTAACAGCTAATATCTATGCTGATTTGTTTATCATTTTTCTTGCTTTCTCGAGGATGTATTTCAATGTCAAATCGTTAGAAGGATGGTATAAAAAGTATAGGTTGTCGGCTATGATTGCAGATATATTGATTGGTGTTCTGTATATCTTATTAGGACGATACTTAGTCTATACAAGTGGTGTAGAGGTTGGTCTTACATCATTTGCTGCTATCTGTGTGTTCATTCAAATAATCTTTGATTTTCTATTCTATATCGTATTTAGTATCATTCCTAAAGGCTCAAACAATATGCTAGACTTTTTCAAAGTATATGCAAAAGAAGCAGGTACTGGTGCTTTGTTAGGAGATAGTTTCCTAGTACTCATGGCTGTTATACTCAGTGCTTTGTTGAATCAAGCAAGTTATGATACGAATATCGTATTCTTAATCATGAGTGTTTACTTGACACCTTACTTCATTTATATGAAAGACTAGATGAGCGTAGTGGATATCCAGGCAACAAGCTCAGTGGCTTTTTTGGATCCATGGTCTTCTCGTAAGCGAGTGAAGCACGCTTTCAAGTAACATGTATTGCAGCAAACACCTGTGTCTGCTAGAGGAGCTGGATTGTGTCCGAATGCTGTATCACGGATTTCGGTCTGACATACAGCACAGGTGTTCCATTGGAAGTCTTTGTATTCGTAGGGTGTGAACTCAGTTCGCGTTGAAAGGCTGCGAACGTGAAGGACGTGTTGTTGGTAGGCAATGAGGCGTTGTGATTGAACAGACATTTTGGGGGGAGGTCTAATTGGTGGATCTAAATAAATCCGTTTTCATCCCAAAAACCCAGCTAGAAACCCCTTGAGGATATGGGCAATGACCACAGCAGCTAAACCTAAGACACCTGCACCAGTCCAGCTTACCACTCCAGACCCTGTGTATGCATTGGGAACATATTGAAGCAAGAGGTTACGCGGGGTTGATAAGGAAATGGCTGCAGCTGCCAAGAAGAACGCAATATAGGTGGTCATGGACGACGCCATCCAACGCATCGCTGGTAAACTAGGTTTGAAGGTCGGTGCCATCGCAGAATGTGATCCGCCCATTGTGCTAGGAAGAGGCATCAAAGGAGGTGCAGATTGAGGACCTTGAGGACTTGGGAGCAGGGCATCCAGAGGTGTTGAATCATCCATTGTTTATTCACTAGACACGTTTTCGCAATTGGCATCCTCCACGCGATAGCGATAACATTTACCGTCGGACCGGACGACCTTGTCTAGTGTATCTTTGAGTGGAAGTCCTAGGGTGCGGACCGTTGAGTACTCACGGTGAAAGAGGACCGCGGCGATACCCAATCCAATGATGAATGAGAAAAACGGAGCCCCTCGGTGAAGTGCCTCTAGTATGCGGATCATTACTTCTTAGTGAGACTTGCGAGTACGTTGAGAGAGTCTGCTTCTTGGACGCAAGGAACTTCGACGGATGTGAACCGAACACATCCTGTTTCAGTGTGATAAATACTCGGATCATTCGGTTGAGGAATGCGAACCTGTTTTCGTGTAGGCGGAATCAAAATCGTTGAAACCAACAACCCAAAAATTACTCCAGCGGACAACCATCGTAATTCGATCATTGTTATTTATTGGTATATTCATTTAGGAAAGAGTTGAATCCAAAATAGATTAAAATGATGAAATAGCCTGCATACGGTAGAAAGATAGAGACAATTGCACATCCATACGCAAGCATTCTGAATGAATCAAGTCCAGTCGTTTCATATTTTCGCATGAAGATTGCATAGACTGCAACAATCGCAAAGACGTAGATAAACACGTTGACAATATGGAGTGCGAGCGTCCATGCACGATCGTAGATGACATTCACGTTGGGTATGACGTCCTTTTTCGTAGTGTTCCCTGTCGTAACGTTTTCCAATTTTAACTTTTGACCATCTGGAGCAACTAATGTTCTTGTTCTTCCATTCTCATCTGCGACTGTCAATGTTAACCTTCGCCCTTTAATCGCATTTCGTATCGTTGACGTTCGTTCGAGATCTTGAAGTGCTGCTTGACTCAATTCAGCAATCTTAGCATCAATACATGCCTGATCAGCTTCACCGCCACATCCTCTCACTGCTTGTTCACGAATTCGCTTCTCTTCTTTAGCATCTAGTTTGGTTTGTGGAGCTGCATCAAAGACAGGAATTAACGATTCATCTGCAGTGATATCGAGTATCCCATCGTTCACTTTATTAATGAGAGACTTAGTGATATTACGAAAGCTTTTTTCGTCTCCAAAATAGGCAGACACGATTTGTTGCGCCATTGTTATGATGCGAACACAAGATTGCCGAGGCCTGACACGATACGTAGAAAGTTAATCGACTCAACATACACTCCAACGTTATACGTGAATGTAAAAATCACGTTATCATTGGTTTGAACGACCGTGGTTACAGTACCTGGGGGATAGAGGAGAGCACCACTTGGTGTTGTCAAGGTCAAGTTTGCCGCAGGAATGACGGTTGGATTGGGACTAAACAACGTTGAAGTTAACACGCAAACTGTCGTCGATGTACTTGCTGTAACAGACGACGCAATAGGTTGTTGAAGTGTCAATCGGAGAATGATTTTATTGAACATACTTCCATTGACTGCACCAGACGGTTGATAATTTGCATGATCCAATGCAAACGAATACATATACACTCCAGGGAGGTCTGGGGTTGTTCCTGTAACGTGACGGTACATCTGATGAAGTGAAAAGAAGGGAAGAGGCTTGGTTTGAATACGCTCCTTTCCATCAAACAATAACAGACCATCAATGATAGAGTCGCGAGGATACACAGACGTAATTTGCTGCTGACCTGAGCTTAGCAGTGAGGTTTGTACATCTGAATTGATCGCTGACCAAGGAGCACGTTTTGGATCTGGCCAGTTGGTATAGTTATCCCATTGGTTCAATAAAATCTGATCGTTTCGTTGAGAGAGAAATACAATACGAGTGACCAAGTTGAACATGGGAATTTCAAGATCGGTATTGCCTCCAAATTGTCCATCTTTCATCACATATTTGATAGTTTTAATGAGAAACGACTGATCCGCTCGTGCCATTTGGTTCATCTCCATTTCCGAAAGGTAAATGAAGTTACCATCAATGTATGGATCTGGGAACCACGTTGTCAATGCAGGATTACTGGGCAGTCCAGTGGAGAGAGGAGGAGATAAGAACAATTGCAAAGGATAGTTGACAGGACGAATGCGTGTGCCATAGGTCACTGAAGTGGAGGATGTGTCAACTACGGTATACAAATCAGTCAAGGCTCGTAGAGTGACGTTAATGTAGACTTCGGAGTTCTGAAGAGCCACAAGGGGGAGAGCCAATCCTGGATTTTCACAAAACCAAAAATGAAGGGGAATGACTAACTGGCGAGAGCGAATACTAGGTTCAGGTGTCTTTGTATTGGGGGAAGTCCCAGGCAAGACAGTCGGTGTTACTGAATGAGGGTATTGGTTGTTACGGTCGTATGCATGTGCAGGGTCGTAAAGTTCAGGCACGTTTCCGACCATTTGATCGACAATGGCTCGTTTGTTTGCGTCATGAATCATGTATGAATAGAGTTTCAACCATTCACCTGGCAGTGTTTGAATTGCCTGACCGTTCATTGTAAGGTCTATACGATCAATCAAGTTGTATCCAATGTTTGGAATCCATTGGAACTCATACCCAATCGAGTTGGTTCGACTATCGTAGCCAGACGGTGGTGCCTGACCGTTGAGATACTTTAAAGGTGAATAAATGTCTGGAAGCGTGAGATAGAGGTAGCAATCACTCAAGAGCTGTGCGTACCGATCGATACGACAGGAAATGGTTCGAGTGCCTGTGGTCGAAAACTCTAAGTTGGACGCAGTAAACGACATGCGTATCTGATCCATTGCAAAATTCGTATGACGACGGTAGACCGATCTGAAATGAGTCATGGAAGGACTTCCATTAATAAACTCATTTTGAGCCCCAGTTGCCACAAGTTGAAGTAACCCACCCGGCATTTGTATACTCCCTTATGCTTTCTTTAAGAGACTATGCGCACACTCATAGGTTGTACAGAACGACCGTTATAAGGAACGATACCTCGATCGGTAATGACTTGAAAGGTACCAAAAGCTCCTACCGCGTTGTTGCTCAAACAACAATCACTTGAATAGGTGGCTCCACCACTGGCTCCACCACGAGCCCCTTGAAAAGGTGCTACAAAGCGCTCACGTTGACTAGCACCGTTTGCAACCGCAGACAAATAGATCGCATTGGTTTGACGAGACAGAGGTTGGGGGTCGATATTGATACTCTTAGCAATGACCCTACGCTTGTGTCGTGTTAACCAATCCTGTGCAGAGTTTACTTGCATTTGTGATTTACGCGAGAGAATCGTCTACTAGTTAATGAGGTTTCTTCTAGTAAGCACTCACGTAGATCAAACGACTGGGTATTCCAAAGTAAGCCATAATCTATTGAAACAGATTTCAACCCTTTCGCCTAAAGTCAAAGCATTTCACTTTGGGTTTCAACGTCATCCAGGACGCACTTCGGTTCGCAAGGTTCCTGAAGGTGTGATCACCTATGATGCAGCGGCTAACGAAGATCCTAAAGAAGAAGGATTTGGATTCAACAAAATTCACGAATATGTAGAGATGGTCAACCCAGACGTTGTCATGATTTACAACGATCCGTTGATTGTCATGCGATTTATTGAGAGCATGAAACACGAGCGAGGTAAATCTTCGTATAAACTCTGGATCTATCTTGATCAAGTCTATGAAGGGATTGCACAACCATTAATTGAAACAATTCGCGATCATTCAGACAGGATCTATTGTTTCAGCGACATTTGGAAGAAGAAGTTTTTGGAATACGGTCCCTTCCCAGATGTCCGTGTGATGGAACATGCAGTGGACCCTACTGTGTTTTCATGTATGGCTGCTTCTTCGGTTGCAACTGTGCGAACCAACCTGAATGTTCCGTCCGATGGGATCCTCTTTCTCAATGCCAATCGAAACAGTCAGCGCAAACGTCTTGATCTCACTATCGGTGGATTTGCTCGACTACTAGCACGAAACCCTACAAAGCCCTACCACTTACTCATTTTGACCAATGCAAATCCTCAGTCCGGTGCATTTTATGATCTCCAACGTGTCTTTATAGAAGAACTCAAGGGACAAGGACTGGATGTTCAAACTCACGTGCGCAAATTGTTATTGATTGATTCGTCACCGCCAAACCTGATGACGGATGAAGCCATTAATCAGATTTACAATGCTTCAGACATTGGTATCAATACCTCCGACGGTGAAGGATTTGGATTATGTCAATTGGAACATATGTATACCGGTGCACCTCAAGTAGTAACCGATGTTGGAACGTATTCTTCGTTCTTGAACTCGAACGTCGCAGACTTTATCCCAAAACAGGGTCGCACATACTTTGCTGGAAGTATGCCACATGGTTTGTGGGCTCCTACCTTTTCAATGGAGTCCGTTGCAGACGCCATGGAAAAGAGCATTGAAACACTCGAGGATAAACGTAAGGCGGTTTCAAAGTATACGTTTAAGAGTTGGTCGACAGTTTGCGACTCGTGGTTAGAAGACGTTCTTACATGCGAAGTCCCTGAACCCAGCGTATCTGTCCAGGTGTTGTCATAGTTCCAAGACGAATGAGACGTTGTTGATCTTCAAATGCAGGGCCGTCAAACACATCCTTCGTATCTGGATCAATCAAAAAGACCATAGTCTTGATTGACACCTTTTGCAGTCTACGCTTCTTGCGTTTCATGTTTCGCAAATACGAATCATCTAGATATTCAGTCTTAATGTCTGGCTTGAACGCTAGATCCTCTCCCGTCGTGGTACTATCGTATCGCATACATGAAATCACAGGCGTTTCGCGACTATGAAGTTTACGATGGACTTCGCAGTCGACTGCCGCTTGCTTCAAGAGTAAACTAATTCGCTTATTGGTCACGTCCTTTTCATACGTGGTTTCATAGAGGTATTCATCGGTGGTCATAAACGCTTCCACTGGATCGCCTTCATATCGCTTCGTTTTCAGATCATTGCGTCGCACCAATACTACATTGTTCGCTCCTTCTGTGGACTTGGATTGAGCTTCCGTAAACACACTAATGTAGAACGACACGCGAACCGTGCGTGCTTCATTGGGTAAGGATGCATGAGAACAAATACGAATGGCACGTCCAACCACTTGATCGTGTCGTGCTGGATTCCAATGCGGTTCCATGATGTGAACGTGGCGAACATTGGCAAGTGTAATACCTTCCGCACCTGCAGCCGTAATCATAAACAAGACCAACTTCTTCTTGGGTGAAGACTCCACGGATTGTTTCAAACTCGCAGGGAAATCATCGGAATACTTGGCGTTGAAAATTTGACGCATGTATTCGCGTTGTTCCATCTTTTCATTGCCTGTAAAGAACGCATAGGCTGGTTTCTCAGGGTCCATGGCTGGATCTTCAATCCACTGGTTGGCTTCTTGAGTGATTGTGTATTCTTGCCAACCGTTGGCATTCAGTATCGCACTGAACACACCCAACCCTTCAAGGTTTCGGAAGTTGCTGTAGAGCAGCTGTGTGTTCCACGTATCAGTTCCTAATGTACCTCGGATCATTTGAAGGAGTTTCAACATCTTGGGACTATAGGATGCAAGTGCTGTTTCAGTCAAGTATCTGTCTGGATTTGCCTTGATTTTCGCAAGGATGTCATCTTTTTTCTTTGAAGAAGGTTCATCTTCGTTCACAGCGTCTTCCTCGGTAGGCTTGAGTTCAGGAGGAATTGCATAGTCGCACGCAAGTCGTGAGTTCACACGAAAGGTTTTCATTTCACTGTCTTCCGCTCTTAGGGGATTGAGTTTTCGACGCGCATCGCGACGAATTTCATCAAATCGCACCGATAAATAGTTGTTGAACATTGCATCCGACATCGGTACTTTCACCAACATAGAGTTGTCCTCTATACGACGAGGAAGCATACGTTCATCGGCTCCCTTGAAATAGGAGACTAAGCCTTGAATGCGGCGTTGAAATAACAATGTGTTTTTGAGTTGAAGACCTTCCATGAAGAGTGTTGCAAACTCATCATAGTCTGTAGGAAGACAGTCGAATGTTTCAGTCGTTACACGATCCAATGCAAGTTCTGCGCCACCTACATCGGTTTGAAACTTGGGAGCCCAAGAAGTCACCCAGTCAATTCCCAAGGGTATATAGGGTAAATCCTTAATGTATTGAACTGCAATTCGTTCACCTTTCTCACTGTAGACACTTCGGAAGTTGGGTGGATTGCGAGTGACAAGAATGTACTTCTTGAGTGAATTGAATTCAATTGAATCCATATCTGGAATGGCTCGTAAGGCAGTCTTCATTTGTTCTTCGTCCCATGTTGGAATGGCTTTCACTGGAATGACAATTCGTTCAATCGGACCTCGCAATAAGTTCATCAGATAAGAGATTTCATTCGCACGGTTGATGACTGGCGTTCCAGACAATGCAACGACCTTACAGTTCTTGGCTTTGTAAATCAAATCATACAACCTGCGTGCAATGTCTGAGGCATTGGAAATACGAGAGATCAAGTTGTGGACTTCATCGATAATGACTACAGAGTTATCGTATGGATTGGTTCCGTCTTCTGGGGCGTATTTACCGATGTTGTTGGAGGATAAGCCGTTGTATCGAATGAATGTGAACCGTTGATCAATGGTATCTTCAATTTGCTTTGCGATGATATCTTGTGCGGTTTTAGGCAGTGTAGAGTAGTTTGCAGCCTCGTTAGGAATGGTTGTAAAGAACGTGCGATTACGATCCAAAAATCCATCGGAAATTCCAAGTTTCTTAGCGACTGCACGTGTCTCATCGGTCAATGTTTGTTGTCGCCAGTGTTGATCGTACATATACAAAGGATCACCGCACTTACGGAGCTCGCCTCGATAGTTGGATTCTAACGAAGCCGGTAATAATACGAACACCTTCTTATCGGACAACAGTGACTCTGCAACTGCAATGGATGAACATGTCTTTCCAGAGCCTAAGCCATGATAGAGGAGTACGCCTCGATAGGGAGTTTCTTGGAGCAAATAATCACGCACAACCTTTTGATGTGGTAAGAGTTCGCGCGCATTCGATCCTCGCGCAAGACATACGTCTACGTCTTTATCCTCTGCGTCGGTAGGTCGATTTCGGTAAAGTAGTAAAGTTCGCGTGATGGCATCTGCAAACGCTTTTCGATTGGGGAGAACGTAGGCCATTGTTTTTCACAAGGATTTATAATGGAGAAAAATCACAGACTTTTGATGGTGACGTTCTTCCTTTTCTTTATGGCTGCGTTTCTCTACCTCCAACCTGGTATTGCGTTTGGTAGAGAAGGACGGATCCGTCCATTCGGTACACAAGATAAGGAATCGACTGTGTTCCCTGTCTGGTGGTGGGTCTTTATCTTGGCAGTCGTTTCGTATTGCTCGATGCTGGTAGTCTATCGTTTCCGCATCTAATTACTCGATCTCAAACGTTTCGATAATCGTTTTCAATTGGTTAAGCATTCCAGAGCGTTCAACATGATGAGGACGAATCAGTGCTTCAGCTTGGTCCATCGATTTCCACGCAATTGCAGAAATCTCTCTGCGTTGCATGGGGGTAAACCGTTGTGAGAGATCCAGTAGTTCAGGGTGTTTAAGAACGGCTACAAAGTAGATATGTTTATACTTGACACCGTTCAGCCCAACGAACGATTCTTCCAAGATCATGTTTTTCAAGACGAGATACGAATCGCGTGGGATGTTTGTTTCTTCATCAAACTCTCGGATTGCACAGGCTACATCGGTCTCACCACGCATACGTCGACCTTTCGGAAACCCCCATTCAGGTTCAGTATAGACGGACAAATTGTCTCTCATCAATTGGATACGATCTAATTGATTGAACTTTTCGTAACTTGGAAGATAGTCTGCAGACGCTCGATCGTCGCCCCATAATAGTCTCCAAAGCGTTTCAAACGATTCAGAAGCAAGTGCAGCC